AAAAACCAATCTTCAGGAAGCTCTTCCACAAGCTCAAGCGATTCATCCAAGTAGCCAGGGTGCGCGATAATGGCAAATAAGCTCTTGGCGGGATGCCTTCGCACGTTTGACCAATTAGCTGTTATACTCCCCGTAAATCCAAGTGCAAGCGTAACTCTTTCGTTATACGCTTCGCAAGCTGTTTTAGTGCCTATGTACCACATTAGTATCCTCCTGTTACAGTTATTGTCCAACCTCTACTTCTCAGTGTATCTATAGCAGCCTCACCCGTTGCACTTGGCGCACTACCTCCGCTTTGATTAAAAGTACCATTGCTTTGCCCTGCTGCGACAAGCGATGCGAGGATGTTGTCTATTGAGGTTTCTGTTAGATTGGTGTTTATAAATGATTCCACAAAATTAGTGGTTAAACAACTGTCAAAGAAGTTGGCAGGGAATACTTCGAGAGATGAGCAATCACGCCAAGCACGAATAAAATTATTGCCGTTACTTACATCTAAAAAAGGGAATACTTCGAGAGATGAACAATCGCGCCAAGCACTACCAAAAAGAGTTCCGTCACTGGTATCTAAAAGAGGGAACTCGGTTAATTCACTTCTATTTCTCCAATAATTAACGAAACTTGTCACCCCTCCAAAATCCCAATCGGTATAAGTGACAATATCCTCTATAGCTGTTTTCTCCCCTTCGCTTAAACTTCTATTCCAAATAATTCTTAGCGTTTCATTTAACGGATAATCAGTAGTCCCCGCAGTCGGAAGCATACTGTAATTCCCGTTAATATCCACCTCATAAAACGCACTTCCCTCACTACCCGCCATCAGCATCGTGCCCGTAGCAGTGAGCGATGTAATAGTCAAATTATCATCCGTACCATCGTACTGAATGACATCAAAGCCGTTATCAGTCACCAACGCCCCTGAGCTTACAATCTTCGGCTGCTCGGTAAGAGTGGTATTTACAGCGTTTTTGCCGTTGCCTGTTTGGTCGTATCGCACGGTTACAAAGCCGTCTGCGGTGGTTTGAATAGCAGACACAAATGATACAGAACCTACAAAATCTGGACTTGCTGAAATTACTAAAATGTTATTTGTACCGCCTCCATCAACAACAGCTGTGGCAGTATATGTCCCATTTGCTGATACAGAAGAAATATAAGTTTCTGTAGCACCAATTCCATTTCGTAATAAAACAGAACCAGAAACATAGTCAGTGATAGTCATTGTAAAGTTATGCGTCTGACCTATTGCTAAACCGCCCTGAAATAGTGATGATGGAGTAGTTTGCGAGCCATCACTACTTGCTTTTCCATCTGCAATAGACCAACCCGTACCTTTTGTCCAATTGCTATCGGTTGCAAAATCTCCATTCACAATCTTTTCCACATCCTCATTCACAAAAGCAAGCAAAGAAGCGTTGTCAGGCGTGCCATCCGCCAAAAAGCCGATGTCCTGCTCAGTATTGTCAGAACTCCTGCGCACTCTAACAGAAGCCCCTGTATAATCTTTCCTCAGCTTATACCTACTAAAAGCCGCTGCTCCATCGGGGAACACATCAAGCAAGAACGGATTAACAATTCCTACATCGCCTTTGTTAGAGAAAATTAAATTTCCAGCACCTTCCGCACAAGGAAATATAGTACCATCAGAAAACTGAATGTTGTAAATGCTTCCTGGAGTGTCTGTAAATAAAACAGATTGTCTTTTGGATACTTCAGAATTACCTAGAAAGCTGGATAAATCCAAATCGTAAAATCTTTCTGGAAGTAATATTTTATCACTTTCCAATTCCAATTCTAAACAATTACTATTAACCAGCGCAAGATTAATAGCTACTGGTTTTGTGTATGTAAGAGGTTGACCTAATACATCTGTGTTTAGAGGTTCTGTTGAGTCGACACTTAATACTTCTTGGCATGATAAATAAGATACTACTCCTGTGAATTGAGAAGGATTTACGCCAACCCAATCATTAGTAGTTCCTTTAGAGATTAAATACTCATAAGTACCTGCTGTAGTTATGTTAGCTGTATTATTGCCTCCAACCCATACTTTTATGGTACCGGACACTACTGAGTCTACAGTTATTATTATTTTATATGTCTTACCTGAACTAACTATACCAGAATAACGTGACAGACCGCTAGAATTATTCAAAACCAATTTACCGTCGACTACTGAAGCGTTACTATCTAAGCTAATACCTACAAAATTTAATGGTATTAAATTAGAACCTAAGCTAAGATTTAAGGTTACTGCTCTAGGTATTCTGACATCAATTATAGTTATTCTTAAATTTTTAAGCCAAATTATTGAACCAGCAACACCTCCTTTGGTACTTATGGCAAAATCGTCAGAAAATCCGTTTGCAGCAATAACGGCTGAGTATTCGGCCCATTGACCTACCGTGTTATTGTCTTCCCCAAAATTGGCATTAGGCCCCATGTTTACAGCAGTAAAGCCTTCAATATAGAAATCCGCAGTTACTTTAATTTTTACGCCTATTTGTGTAGGCAGAAGATTCATTATGAATAGCTGAGGAGGGCTTGTTCCATCCCAAACAGCTTTTAAGCAATTACTTACTCCATCTTTTGTTTCGTTGATGGTTACTACATAATTTGTTCTTGTTGGTAAAGCGTCGCCACCTAAAGAATAATCACTTTCAAAAAGAGTAATGTAATCACTACCACCTTCTTGATTCCAATAGCTACCACTATTTCCATTAGTAATTCTATCATCTTCTACGCGGAAGGTAGATAGTGTGGCTCCTAATATAGTACCGTGATAATTGTTTGAAATACGGTTATATACTCTATCAGTAAATCCGTCTTCAAATAAATACTCAGAAATAGGTACAGAATTTATGCTTATACTAACATAACCTAATATACCTTTGAATCTATTAGAACCTGTTTCTGATTCTCCAAAACGTAATATATCATTTGAATTACTGCAAGATTCACTAACCAGAGAAGTAGAATAATCTACCCCATTTATTGTTAAAACCAAAGAGCCGCTTACATAAGAAATCCTAACTAAATATCTAGTGTTGTCTTCTAGAGTTATACTGGGTATATAACCTTGTGCATTGTGCGATACTAACAGTTGTCTACTAGCCCCTAAAATAATAAAACGAAACCCAGTTGTACTTCCAGCATTTCTATCACTTATGATAGTTTCTGTTCCAGAAATAGTTCCAGTAATAAACTCTACATCTATTGTATAATTTATAGCAGTATTTAGTTGAGAAGTCGTAAATCTTACAGCTTCTACGCCAGTAAACTTCAACCCTTGCCCTCTTATGGGTTCACGGGTCTTGTCTACTCCTGCGCGTTCATCAAGAACGACAGCATCTTGAGGTGCTTTTTTGTGAAGCCAAGCTCCAAGAAGGTTTTCTGCGGACGGAAATTTAACGGCCCCACCGGACTTGAAAATCTTTCTGAGAAAAGGGGTTGCGTACTTCATGGAGAGTCTCTTACGTACTGTCAAAAATAAGAAAACCCTGACCAACTAAGGACAGGGTTTCGTTCGGATTGGTGAGAAGGTTAAACGATGGCTGGGCGAACCACCAAATGCTCGTCACCAACACCGCCTGAGTACCAATACTCAATCGGGGTAGTGGCGCTGGCAGATTCATCAATGATGATCACCTTCATGCCAATAAAGCGGGCAGAAGCGGGGATTGCTGCGTTGGCAGCGGCCACAGCAGTAGCGGCATCTGCGCCAGAGAAAGCCTGTTGATTTGAAAGAGCATCTTCAACAGCTTGTACCAACGGCTTCATTACTCTTTCATCTTCCAGAGTAAGGAACTTGTACAAGTTTGAGTTGATGTCTTTTACCTTTTGTAGAGACATGGTTGAGCAGTATTTTTTGTTCCGCGTAAAGATACAAAAATTAGACTTTTAGCTTTCCAGCCCCACAATTCTGGGATTGATGTTGAGAGTTTTCAACGTATCGAGAACTACAGGGTCGCCAGAAGATACCCAACACTCTAGTCTAAACTCGAAATTCAGTTGAAATATCCCGTCAGGTCTGGGCACTTCAGTAGGTATCATATATGTGTCCACGGGGGCGGAAATCGCGTTGTCTTCGCTGGGCGTTTCTGTTCTTGTGGGGTATTGCTTCATCCAAATGGGGACGTGCTTTCCAAAAGACTGGATGAAGTGAGACTCTACAATAAGCTTTTGCTTCGCGCTCTTAACGGCCACGGAGACATCAATAAGAACATCCATCAAAAATTCATCGAAGAACATAGGAACCACAATTTTGTTCTCGCCCGGGTCGTCTAAGTCAGGAACCGATTTAGGAGCCCCAGAAAGTCTGTTCCAAAAAACATCATTGTACCAATTGGAGTTAAACTGAGGAGACTGGGGCGTTATCACCAATACTGGGTATTTCTTGTAATCTTCTTGCGCCATACCCTCGCCAACTTTCTTGTAGAATCTGACAGGCAAAGACACGCCACTAGCCAAGTAGGGTTGGTCTAAGTTTTCACCGGCAAACATCATGGAGAAAAGCTCCACAGGGTCGTAAGTATTCAAAAACATCAGTATCTCTTTTTGAAGGATGCGTTTACTTTTTTTCTACCAAACCCTGCTTTATTCTGGAAGCTGGTCTTCACTTTGTGCGACTTTCTCGCGTGAGACGACACCCTTAAAATAACGCCATTGCTTGCTTTCTTGGTGTATGAGGAAACGGAAAGAGAGCCTCTGCGCTTGTACCCAGAGACTCTTCTTCTCGAACCTTTTACACCACTTCGGCTAAACGCGGCCACGGGTTACTTAGAATGAATGTGCGTCTTTCTTGTAGACCCTTTGTGAGACTTGGTTGGGTGAGCGCGTTTTGTCTTTCTGCGGTAGTCAACTTTACCACTTATTCTACGCTCTCTCAATCCATACCCTTTTCCAGCTTTTTCGTGCTGAGAAACGAACGTGGCCCCACGGCCATGAGAGCGAACCTGAATAACACGACCATTCGACAAACGTCTTGTGTGCGTTCTCACAGCTTGACGACCTCTGGCGTGTGCAGATCGGTTGATTTTTTTCTTCCCTCCTGGCGATTTTCGGGGTCGCTTGGTGGTGAAGATGTTGCCTATACCGTAACCCATTGTTGACAGATTTTCACAAAATTACGAAATAGTTTCGCTGAGTATCTTTTTCATCTCAAGCTCTGTCTCCTCAAGTAGTCCACGGAGTATCGGTCGCCACACGGGGCGGGCGGGAATATTAAGACCCGGAGCCCCGAATTCATTTATGAAGTAGATATCGGCATAGGAAATGGTGCTGTTCTCACCACCACCGAAAAAATCTTCATCATCGTAAGCACCTATCTCTGCTTTAGGTCTTGGTGGGTGCCGTTCGGTTGACATGTACACAGAGTTTTTCTGCGAGTTGTAAATCACGCCATTCGCGTAAAGATCACCAGTTTCGTTGTAGGGAATAACGCCACGGGTATTTTTTGACAGAGGTTGTAAACTGACTATCCCCGACCGACCACTGTAGGCGGCTTTTACTCGCAGGTAGAATTTTAGGGCAAAAGATTTTTCAAGCTCAAGGAACTTACGCTTCAAGTCTTGATACCCATCTATCATTTGTGGGACCTTTACTTGGAAAAGTAGATTGTCTTTCTTGAGCGATTGGAATGCTTTGGCGGCAAAAAATCTTCGGTCTACGTTTCCAATGGCGGAAACCAGACTCAATCTGATTCCTCTTTCGGGGTCAGATACGGCTTGGCGGCTTTGGACGGTATTCAGAAGATTCGCGCCAAGACCTCGATACTCGCGAACAAGGCCCGATTCTGTCATTAATTGTCGATTGCGTACTTGAGCTGTAGCTGCATGGCGACACAACTACTGAACATTCTTTCCAAGTAGTTGACGGACTCGATGTAAAACTTGTTGTCAAAAACGGTAACATGGATTCTCAAAGTGGACGGTATTTTCCAGAAACCGAAATTTGACTCCATGTCGATAGGGGAAACATAGATCACAGAATCTATGTCTTTGTGAATACCGAATGCTTCTCTTTTGTGGCCAAGCTCTTGGAAATTGTAGAGAAACGGTAAGTCGGCCTCAACTTTTACCACGGGCGCATCCCCAAGAAATTTATCGAAGGGGTCGGGAGACGCATTAGAATCTACAGTAACATACTCAATCTTGGCCAGATTATCGCTAGATCGGCAGTTCTGCCAAAAAGAGCTTCTAGCAGTATCAAAAAGCGAGTATGAGACCTTTAACTGCATGCTTATACAACACCAGCATTCCAAGCACTAGCTCCTGAGCCAGTGATCGAACGGTTAGACAGAATACTTCTCAAGTATGGAGAAATAGTGTAGGGGAAGGAATCGAAGTAAGACATCAAATTGAAGTCATGCACTCTATCCAAAGAAGAAGCGCCAGAAATAACTTGCTCGGACCTTAGATCAAAGCAGGCGTACAAGTCTTCCATTCTTTTTCTGATCTGTCCTTGCAGCAAGTACCAAACGCCATTGATATCGCCAATCACGTTATCTGAGCCGACTTGGGTTGGGGAGGACACACCTTTTCCAGAACCATAGATGGATGAACTTTCCGGCCCACCGTATGAAAGTGAAAACACGGAACCAATGTTCACTTCTGTTCTGAGGTTGTGGAAAGAATAGCTTTGCCCAGAGGACATAGCGCCAGAACCAGAGCCGCCATAGAGAATGGACGGGATGGCTGAGGCCATCATCTCAAATTTTCTTCTATCCTCCAACGCGTAAAAAGAGCACCAGATAATCAGGTGAGGAATAAACGCAGGGTCTAGGGTACTTACTTGGAGCAATAACTCTTCTTCCGTTGTGTAGTATCTCTGCTTGTAATACCAGAAATAATTGGTCACAAAAGACAGAATCTTTGCCCTGTTGAAGAAGTGATCGCGATAAACGATGACATACCAGTTATCGACAGACTCAGGGTCATCGCTTATGACCTTATCTACGACATTATTGAGCTCTGTGATCTCGGTATCTGGGGGAGTAGAAGTCCAAACCTCCGAAAGAATATCGTCGCGGCCAGAGAAATAGTTGGCCATGGCGTTATTAAGTTCAGAGGCTTTCTCGTAAAGAGTCAGGTCTATTTTAGGGCTGATAGAATTTACCCCCAACAAGTTTGAGTCTTTGTTGAAAGTAAAAGTCTCGGTAGTATTGGCAGAAGACTTGTTTCTTACCCCGACAAAAAGAGTAGGTTGCTGATAGTGATCAAGAGTGAGATCGCGAATGTCCCTAACAATCTGATCTAAGGTAACGTCTGCCATAGGTCAAAGATAAAGAGACAAAAGCGATAAAATCACCATTTTACTTTGTTAGCCCAGTAAGCAGCACTCATTTTGCCTTTTTTAATGTTATCCGCGTGACGGGCTTTGAATGACTTTTGTCTCGGGGTCGGGGTTTTATCGCCCTTAACACCTTGCTGACCAAATCTGATGGTTTTTATAGCATCACCTTCTTTGGCCACGACAATGTGACTTTTTGTGGGGTGCTTGGGAGTTGCTACGGGTTTGTTGTACCCGGGCACTCCTGCTCTTTCTAGTCTTGGGTCTTTCTTTGCCATGGCAAGTTTTAGATATGCTGAGAAGCAAAAATAAAAAACCCCTCAATAAGAGGGGAATTTTATACGATGCGTCGGTTTTTACTGGCTGATGATCATCCCATGGCCGGCCTTCTGGATGATTACGGCAATGTCGAAACGAGTTCGGATGATTTCGCCACGAGTGTAGCTGAATCTCGTGGTTCCGACTTGGCCGCGGCCTGACTCAGTGATCTTAACTCTTACGTTTGTAGACTCTTTCTGTGAGCTCTCTACGACCACTACGGGTTGCTTTTCTGTCATATCGGCTTCGATGGTTGTTTTCAAGTGTTCCGGTGTGGCTTCAACGTCCGCCTCTGCGGGCCCATCTCCACCAATAAATTCTATTGCATTGTCGTCCTCATACTCGTCATCTCCAACGATGGACTCTGCGGAAGCAGTCGATGGGTGGGTGAGGTCGACTTGGACTTCTTCGTGAGGGGGTTCTTGAGCCACTACCTCAACTTCTGGGTTTTTGCCTTCTTCGATCTGTTCTACTTGTACGGCAGAAGTTTTTTCTTCCGAGTTTTGGGTACGTCTTACTGACTTAGGTCTTCCCATGATTTTTAATTTTGATTGTTCAAAAATAAAAAAACCCCTCGAAATGAGGGGCTTTTCTGTAACTCACGTTTTTACACAGTAATGACTGCGTACACGTTGTCTGTTTCAAGGATTTTGGAACCCCAGATCGCATACCACGCCAAAGAGTGTTTACGACCGAAGTTGATGATACCATCATCTCTCAATTCCACGTCAAGAGCAATACCCCAAGCTACAGCGTTCTCACCGAAGATCAACGCAACTTTAGTATCGTCAAGAGTTACACCTGTCCAACCAGCAGCCACGGCAGCAGCAGCGTTCGCATAGGTAGGCATTTGTGTAGTGGAGATGAATATGACAGAATCATACATTCCAATTTCTCCAAGATAGATTTGTCGTCTACCGTTGTAAGTGTTCGCACGAATCCAGTCTGGGTCGTTTCTCATTTGGGTGGCTTGTGCCGGAGTCAAGAAACACACATAGTATTCGTTGTCGTACCGAGGGGCGTTATTTTCTTCCAAAAACTGAACAGCAGACTTTACTGTTTGTGTGGAGAAAATCTTGTCTTCGGTAGCAGCGCCATTGAAGGCAGCAGCGTTGGCAAGTCTTCCATTTCCGTAGATTTTATTGGGCGTAGCCAAAAGTGAATCACGGAGCATGGTGTCTACAGTAACCGCACAGTGGTTGGCGAGCAATCTGGAAGCATTGCCCATAACATCTTGGAAAGACGTTTGAAGCAACAATTCAGATACAGAAACGGCTTTTGCGTATTCTTTCACCGGAACGGTTACTTCGGCAGTGCCCATGTTATCGGTCTCGATATCCACGTCTTCTTCAATGGCCCCACCTCCAGAGAGGTTATTGTATTTAGTGAAGACCACTTGTTTACCTTGTACGGCTTGGAAGTCTCTGCGGACTTTCGCGAATTGAGCAAACCTAAGCTTAGGCTGGGCTTGGAAGAGGATTTCTCTTGAGTAGATGTCTCGAACCGTGTAGTCCAAAGGCACGTACCCATTAGCATCCCCGTTGGCGCTCGAAGTGGTGCTACCTTGGAACGCGCCAAGCACCAGCATCGAAATTAGGAGGAGGAAATTCAGGAACATGAGGTTTTTCTCTGTTTTTTGGGTTAGTTGTTTTTTACTGTCGTCCTTGAGCGGCTTTTCTTAAAAGCTCGTCTCGGTTTTTTGCGTAATCCTCGTTGCTCATATCCCTAACAGACGATTCTCCATCTGAACCAAAATTGGTAGGTGGAACTGTTGTTACAGGCTGATCTGGTTGACCATAAGCGGCAGCTTGAAACTGTGCGTTGTTTGCTCCTGGAACCATCATCGGATTTTGTGAAACCGGTGTAGGCGTGTGGGCGGGCGGTGCGGCAGGAGGGGCTGTTGGCGCTTGTGGGGCGGCAGGGGCCTGCGGATCGGCAGGAGGAGTAGCGGGGGGTGTTGCTGGTGCGGTTGTTTGTGCAGGTGCTTGCGAAAAATATCGGCTAGAAATAGTCAATGCGTTCGCAATGCTGGCTTCGATCTCTGCTTCGTTGTTGCCTGAAACGAGTTCTTCAATAATAGAAATCCCAGAATTTTTCAGTTGATTAAGTCTGTTCATTCTGTAAGAAGACATCTTCTCGGCAGTAGATTGTTCTACAAAAGACTTGATTGGAGCCAATGCCTGAGAAATTTGCTCGCCAAGTAATCTCACCAATTCTACTGAACTCACGCCATTTTCTGCCGCTTGACTGGTAGGTGCGGGAGCGGCTTGTGCTGGTGTGGTTGATGTTTGTGCAGGCGGTTCCGCCTGAGTGGTTGCTTGGGGTGCTGTGCTCGGAGCGGAGTTCTTCAAAACTTCGATCTGTGATTTCAGATTTGAAATTTCTCCATAGAGTTTTGCTTTCTCAGCCTGAGACGCGGTAGCTCTTGCTTGCGCGATCTTGGCATCAATCTCGTCTTTTTTCATCTCAACAGCCGCAGAAACAAGTTCTGGGTGCTGTGACAAATCAAGCTCTAGTTCGTTTCCGTCAGCTAATTTAACTTTTACCTTCATGGTACTTTCAGTTCTACGATTGGAAAATCAAAACGGGCTTAGTTGCGGTCTTTGTTCTCGTTTGGTTGAGCGCTGTTACCGCTGATGCGTGAACGCAGAGCGTCTACTTGAGCGCCTTCTACCCGACCAGTGCGTCTGTTTTCTTTAGACACAAAAGGTGTGTTAGAAGTGCCCGGATTGACAAACTCTGGGCTAGTGCGAGAGGCACTGCCTTTTGCTTTGTCGTGAAGTGACTCGGGATTTTCCATGTCGCTTTTGCTTTTTGGGTTAAACATGTTTGTCGCAAAGATACCAAAAACGCTCACTATTTAGCGTTGTTTGGATTTTTTACGATCTGTTCTGGTTTTTTCTTAGAATCTTTTTGAGGGTCTTCATCGACTTTATTCCCTTTTTCATCTTTTTTAGGAGCATCGTAAGCGAGGGTTTCATCTCGTTCTCTATCGGCCTTTACTTTCTCAAACACAGACTCAGGGTCTTTTTTGCCAAGTTTTTCAATGAGCTCTTCTCTGTACCCAACTCCAAGCCTCATTTCTGATTCTGCTTGGTTGATTATGGATATGTAGTCTTTTGGAAGCGCGTAGGTGTATTGAACAGCCGCGTAGTAAGAATCGTTGAATTTATCATCCAACTTGGAAAATCCTTCTGAATACTCTTTGCTGTATACTTCAGATTTTTTACGCATCATGTCCACAGTCATTTTTATCAACTTGTGGAATCCATAATCATAGTTCGCGGCTTTTGCGTCTGCGGCTTGAATTAGGGGCATGTACGTAAGCTTCAAAGCGGCTTCGTCTGTATTTGACACAGCTTGAAGTTTTCCAAGAATATTCTCTGGAATATCCGAGAGTTCGTGGATAGACATCTTTATTCTGTCCATAAACGCGACAGCAGAGGACAGGTCCGCATCTAACCCAAGATTGAAAACAGAGGCTTCGGCTGGAAGACCAGACCAAATTCTACCAAGACCGCGCTTCAAATTCTTGGAGTTACCGCCAGTAATTACGGTAACGGGCTCCAAGTAGTAGCTAATAATATTCTTGACCGTCTGCGACAGCTCGTTATACATCTTGTTCAATTTCAAGATGTCTCCAATATCTGATCGGGAGAAGTGCTCTCCCTCCATTGGTTTGTTTCTTATGTGAACGACCGGAATGAAGCCATAATTGTTTTTTGTGGTCTCGGTATCAAACTTCTCTATGTCGTCTCGATCGAGTTCCAGAGTTTTTTGATAGTAGGTCTTTACTTCTTCTTTTGTAATCTCGGTGACTTTGAGAATATACCCCCTATCATTTCTAGGAATCGGAACTCTGATCACAAATTTTGAATAGTTGTCTACGCTTCCGTCTTTGAAGTAGGGGTAGCAAAAGCGACTATCCATCAAGACGTACTTGATATAAGGCTTCCCGGTAACTAATGGGTCGTTGTTGTCCATCCGGGCATCTTGAAGAAGAATGTACTGATCTCCAAAAACGCTGCCTTTTTTTAAGATGTTGGAGATTAAATACCCAGCATGGTTTCTCGACAGGTTGGCTTGCAGAACAGCAAGAGCCTTCATCATTTTTGGATCAGTAACTAACTCGTCTGTGTCGTGGTTGACAAGAACTAGCTTTGGGATGTTCTTTTTTGAGACCATGAACTCCGTGAGCTTATCGACGACTTTGCCCACGTAATTGAAAGAAATAAGCGAGTCATCAAAATCTCTCCAATGCTTTCCTTCGTAGAAGTGGAGATTCATTTGATAGCGCATCATCCTCTCCACCACGTTGTTATTTGTGGAGCTTACGATGTTGGTGGTTATGAAATCTCTCAAGAATTGACTGCCCATGCCGGGCACTCTGTTAGGGAATTTTCCCTTACCATTCTCGGAAATGAAGGAGTCGCGCATGTCCGCTTATTTTTTGCAAAATTACTGTTTATCTACCACGAGCTGTTACGCATCATGTCGGCAGACGATAGCATACCGCTATAAATGGGGTTTTCTTCGTCTTCCACTTCTGGGTCAAAGTCTGGCTCTGAGTTGGCGGCTAGATTCGCCAAACCAAGGGAATCGAGGTAATCGTCCAGATATTTTCTACTAGGTTTTCCCACAACCAAGTAACCACGGTCGTATCTTTTGACGGCAGTTGTAAGCTGAATTTTGAAATTATTGAATTCTGCGCTCTCTTGTGCAGACTTGTGGGCGGGGAAAACAAGACGGCCTCCTTTTAGCTCTTCGTAAAGTTCTGTCCACATCTCACTTTTAGATGGAGTAGAGAACACATAAGGAACTATAGTAGTGGTTTCTGGAACCGCATAAATAAGTCGATCGGTAGGGGCATTTCCAACGCCAGTAGCGTCTGAGTAAATAACCGAAGGAAGCCACAAATACACAAGCTCCATTATAGAGTAGTGCTGCTCTTCGTAATCTTCACCTGGCAATTCTACCCAGCACATTATTCTTTTGTTGGGTCTGCTCTGGTCGTATTCTTCTATTGTCTCGTGCTCTTCATCGTTTGGGGTAGAGCGAATAACAGTAACCACGGTGGAGCATCCTTCCTTGGCCCAGTCGATTCCAAAGCTGTATGTTACGTTAGGGTCGTCTACGTCTGTATCTGGGTAATCGACTATTTTGAGTCTCTTGTTGCAGTATTTCCAGAAAGCGTCTTCTGGCATGAACATATTGTCTTCTATACGCCAAACAAGACGATAAGAAAGTTGGAAAGAAGGTGAGTTCTCTCCCCACTTGTCAATGAAT